CGCAGTATCGGCGAGGCTGGTGGCGCACCTGAGTCTGTTTCAGCAATCGTTGGCACTCGCGGAGGAACCACACTCGCTGTTCTGAAGAACATGGCTGGCGACACTTGGGAAACCGATGTGAAACCGGCTCTTTCGGACTACATCTACAATCAGATTCGAGGTAAGAATCCCGTTGAGTTCCTAAACACGCTGACCGAGGCAAAGGCGGCGCGCGGAAAGCTGTCCAAGGAAGTGGCAGACGAATTCTTCCCAGGCATTGGCCAAATTCAGGATGTCGCTTCGAAGTACACGTCGCTTATCAACGAGCAGGAAAAACTGACATCAAAGCTTACCGAGCTTACTAGCAACTCGGAGAAGCTTCAGAAGGATGTTTCAAACCGAATTACAGGATCTGAGAAGCGGCTTCAAGATAACCTGAAAGAGGTTGAGAGCGTGAAGGCCAAGTTGGCCGACTTTCAGAAGAAGAACCTTGGCCGGGAGTTTAAGGGAGTTCTCGGTCAGCCTGCTGCGGATGTCGAGGCTCAGCAGGAAATCATTTCTTTGTTGGCCGATATCAAGTCCAAGGCCAAAAAAGGAGTCGTCATTGAGGATGATGTCCTGAAGCAAATCGCTTCAAACCCAGATGCATCGTCGATGCTTAGGGAGTTGAACGATTACGTTACAGAGCAGGCTAAGACTGCCACCGATTTCCAGCAGGTTGTTAATTCGGCAATCAGGGGTGGTGAGCTTTATGGAAACATTCCCGCCGGTAACATTGTGGATTTCTTGAAGTCCAAGGGCGGAGGTGTTTATCCGGTTAAGAGAGCTGAAGAGTTCACTAGGATCATCAAAGCGAATCGACCTGATCTTTTGGCCGACGCTCAAAACATCGTTCTTGGTAGAATCGTCAAAGACTCTCTGGTTGACGGCAAGAAGTCCATCGACACGGCGAAGATGAAGGCGCTGATTGCTGGCGGTGAAAAGCCGGGAGAATACAACGCCTTGGTCAACGAGTTGTTTGGCGCTGGTGGTGTGGACAAAATCTCAACCATTGCCGATCAGTTGGCCACAGCATCAAAGGAAAGCGGCAATCTAGTTTCAAAGTCGATCATTCCAACCCTAGCGACAGGGGCTGCTTACTTGGCAACTGGAAGCCCAGCCGCAGCCGGTGTTGTTGGGGGAGGCATTCTTGGTTTTATGGGACGCAGGATGATCTTTAACGCAATTGGAAGTTCCGGTGAATCTGCGGTCGGAAAAATGTTGCAGTCGCCTACATACGTCAAAACCGTTACCGCTCCGATTGATCAGCTTACCAAGGAGCAGATCGACTTGTTCAATCGAAACTGGTCGAGAATGCTCAAGCTCGAAACAGATAGAGCAATGATGCAGATGGAAGAAAATCAATCTGAAGAGAAGCAGCTTCAGGAAATGCGCCGTCAAACTCGTCGCCGCGACTAATGAAAACCTCCCTCTCCAAAAAAGGTATCACCTATCGCGGTGAGCGATTCTCTGGCTACAACAAGCCGAAGTCCACGCCGGGGAAGTCAAAGAAGTCCGCTGTGCTGGCAAAAGAAGACGGCAAGGTGGCTTTGGTCAGGTACGGCGATCCGAATATGACCATCAAAAAGCACATACCAGCGAACCGGAAGAGCTTCCGTGCGCGGATGAATTGCGACAACCCTGGAAGCAAGCTGTCGGCGCGATTCTGGTCGTGCGCCGCTTGGATTATGGCTTTGGTTTTCTCTGTTTTAGTCGGTAACAACTCATTCTAACTGATATGGACAAGATGAAACTTGGCGGTGGTGGTCGTTACGAGAAGCTGATCGGCAGTCTTGAGAAGAAGGGCGTTAGAGAGCCGAAGGCACTTGCCGCCGCAATCGGAATGAAAAAATACGGCAAAAAGCGGTTTTTGTCTCTTGCTGCCAAAGGTCGTCGCCGTGCCGAGCGTGAGAAGGCTAACGCTTAGGTCGTCCCGTCCACGGCTTCTTCGCCGCTGCCTTATCCACGACGAACTTCTCAGGTTCCGCGTAGTTCCATGAGATGTCGCCGCCAGTTCCACGCTGGATCATAATCGATCCGGTGACTTTTCCTTCCTTGTCAGTCATACCGGAACGGTCAGCCCGTTTCGCCATGCCGAGCATGAACTTGCGCGGATTGTTGAAACCAACCTCCTTCATCACAATCACCTCTCTCGCCCAGTTCGTCAGATCCGACGATCCGAATCCTGAGTAGGCCAAATCTGCCACGCTCTCAGGCTTGTCGTCCTTACCCTTCGGCTTGGGGAAGTGATGGACAAGCACTAGGACAACACCTGTCTCCATCATAATCGGCTGGAGAAGGTGCCGCGTAAAGTTCGCGCAGACCTCGATGTCCGCAGGATTGCCACCCATGTAGGAGAGCAACGGATCAATGTAGACCAGATCCGCCTTGGTCTTGCGAACGAGGCGGCGGAGCATTGTCGCGAAGTCTGTTCCGGTGCGAACCGTTTCGCGGAAGAAGAGCATGTCCACGCTCCGCAATCCTCGCTCCCAGTTCTCTTTACCGAAGGTCATCTGGGCAGCGCCTTTGAGTGCGTCATGCTGATCGGCGATGTCGTTTTCCGCCTGGATGTAAGCCACTTTTAACGCCCGGACGGGCTTGACTCCAAACCACGCTTCACCGGACGCCCACTTCATCCCCTGATACGCGGCCATTGAGCTTTTTCCGCAACCACTTTGGCCGACGAATAGAAGCGAAGATCCGCGACGTAGCCATCTGTCACCGATCAGATTGTCAGGATCGTTCTTCGGGTCGTACTCGATGATGCTATCAAGCGAGAACTCCTGAGGCATGTCCTGCGACTCCAGATAGTCCGTGAACGCATCCCAGTTCACGACACCCACATTGATGGCCAACAGCTTCTGCTCCTTGCCATCGCGCATCACACCGGCCAACCGGCTGAACCTGCTCGCGTTCTTATTCTTCGGATCGATGCCGAGAGCTTCTAACTGGCGATAAACGACATCACGACGCTCGTTCCATTCCTCCTTGTTCGCTGCGTCCACACGCACCCAGCCGTGCAAGCTCTTGCCACCGGAATCGATGACGACGGACATCGGCAGTTTCGACTCCTTAAGGATCGTCCATTGCTCGTCTTTCGTCTTCTCGTCCATCTCGACCAAGACATGGCGGAATGCTGCCACGCCTGAATCAGAACCGCTCTCATCGAAGCACGGGTTGACGCGGACGTATGCGCCACGGCTGTCAGGACCGTTCCACATGGCGCTGATGGGCGGCGTGAAATGGTTCTTAATCCATTCGTCGCGCTTGAGGAATGTACCCTTGGAGTTTGGCCGAGTCCGACCTTCGTCGTCGCTTACGATGTCATTGCAGATGCAGACAACTTCATCCGGCTCGAAGCAGGCTTTTAAGAAATCTATGGTTGAAAATCGGAAATCCGATTGCGGAATTGCTTGGATCTTCTGAACGACGAACTTGCCGGTGGGCGAGATGGGCGTACCACCTTGGCCAATGCCCGATTGAGCGGATAGTAGCCATCCACGCGGCTTGTCGTGCGGAACCTTGGACGCCTGATCGAGCTTATGCGCCAACTCGTTCTGCTTCCACGGAGGGAGGCATTTCGCGTTGTACTCGTTCAGGAGCGACTCCGCATCCCCCGCATTCAGCTCAAAACCGTGTATGAGCGCGGTTGCTACTGCGAAGGTTGCGTTATGACCGCCCTGACCTGCGACGGCTCCTGGCGTGTTTCTAAGCCATGCTCTTGCACGGTCGATCTTTGATTGGCTCATTCGATTCCAAGTTGTTTTCTCGCGAGTTCTCCAGACTTGCCAAGGTCGGTCTTGGCGATTTCGGAGAGGACTGAATTTGATTTCTCTAACTTGCTGAAAAGGAGAGCAAGCTCTTTGGGAGTCATCAGGTACTTGCTCCAATGCTGGATGGCGATGGAGCGTGACTGAAACTTCGCAAAGAGCTGCTCTTGTGCGGTGATGTATAGTTTAGGGCTTCGCATCGATCAGAACGAACTTGGCCTTGAATTCGGCTTTGGTTCGAACGTAGACCTTGCTCTTGCCTTCGCGCATGTAGGCCACGCCAGCCCACTTGGTTTCTCCGATCCGTATCTCTACGTCGTCGGAAAGGAGTTCAACTTCCACTGAGCTTTTTCCTAAGTTCCTGTATTTCATCGTCTGAAGCATCGTCAAGATGTCCTGATTTGCTGCAATGCCATGCTTCATCGGCTTTTCGTTTTGGCTTACTTATCCAGCCACGGAGGATGGCGTACTCAATCAATTGAGGCGCTTCCTTCAACAGTTGTTCTCGCGTGATTTCAGAGTTCATCAGGTTCAATTCGGTTGTGTCGTCGTCCTTTTGGTCGTTTCATTCCGAATGCGCCTCCAATTTCATCGGAGAATCCACGGCGGACAAGCCACTCCTTGTACTTTCGGTCGATGTAATCAACGTCGATTCTTGAAGGCGATTCGTCTGCGTCCGCCATTCGGATTGATGATGGTTTGTTTAGGTTCGTCATTTGTATATCTCGGTTATGTGTTTGTAGTGTTGCTCGGCTTGGCCGCAGTGGTAGCAGAGGTCATGCCCCCCGTCACAACCGCAGCCGACAGTCTTGAAGAGAACTTTGGCCAACCATTGGTACTCTGCGATTGCCGCTCGAAGTGTCTCAATGTCGGTTTCTTCCGCTAACAGTTTTGTTGGTTCGCTCACCTTCCGCCCCCCATTGCATAGTGCAGGATCAGAAGCGCGTCGCAGTTGTTGAGTGTAACGTCGAGGTGCGGGTATAGCTCCTGAGCCTTAGACCTCAGCTTTCGCTTCCATTGAGGTCCGGTGTCGCAAGATTTGCGTCCGCCAAGCCCAAGCGGTTCTTGCCATATCTTCGGCTCAACGCGGTGCAGCGCGTAGCCTTGAGCGTAGGCCAATCCTTGGATGATGCCGTAGTTCTCATGGAGTGTCGCCATGCTCGCGTGTGATGTGAGCTTGGACACGAACTTCGGCACCTTCTCAACCCAGAGTTGGCTATCTGCTAATTTGAACTCCATTAGTAGTTTGGCCATGTCGGGCAATGACTCAGGCATTGAGAAAAGGAAGATGCCATGTGGCGAACTCACGGCGACGCCGCCGCCAACTCCTGGATCGACCGCAACAATTTTTTCGTTTGATT